AATCCTACAACCAAACTTAACTGGGCAGCCAAACGCTTGACAAAGTTAGGGCAAAGAATCATCGGTTTGATGCAACAACACTGGCCTCCGCAAACCCAAGGGTTTATACCAGCGGGAGCCTGTACAGATACAAGCTCCTTTTAGTCTACCAAATGATAATTTTACTAGTTAGCCGTATGCATCGCGTAGAACTTAGCACGCAGTGCTGGATCCATTCCATTGGCGCTAAATGCTTGACTTACATCCACATTGGGAATCATGGCTCCAGCTGTAAGAGCCGGATAACCTGGAGCGCCAAATCCAGTCTGTGACATGGGCAATTTAACTGGAGGACCAGAGTAAGTGCCATATGCTTCAGTGGAAGAATTTGGAGTATAAAGAGCTGCACCCATGGGAGCGGAATTAGTTGGTATTCCGCCTAGGCCAACAGTAGTAGTAGGAATGATTGGATAAGGTAAGTTGTAAGCTTGCTTGACAGTGCTGTTGTAATCTCCTTGCATGGGATTATCCATGGCATAAGTTGGCATAATTCCGGAAGAACGTACAATTGCATTAGGCTGTTGATTGGCGTAGTTCTCGACAGAAGCAAAGGTCGGTGCGTTGGTATACAAGTTTTGCGCTAAAGGTTGCTGCATGGTTCCATGAAGAACTTGTTGAATGGTGTCATATCCTGCTTGGCCGGGCTTAACTTTACCGGCAAGATCTTTATGACGTTCCGCCCAGATACGCATGCCCATGTCTTCAGATTTTGAATAATCTTTAGACGCAACATCACGTGCGCGTTGCTTAGCAAAATCATCTAGTTGAGGATCTTGCGCAACCTGTTGTGCAGTACTCGAAAGCTGTTGTCGGTAAGCACGTTCTGCTGCAGGAGAAGACTGGGGATTTGGCACATAACTTGCCATGTTCCCACCACCAATGCCACCACCTGCGCTAGGGCCTCTTGCCGCACGAGCTGCTGCAGAAAGACGAAGCTCTTGGTCACGGTAAGACTCGCCCGTTGTATCTGTAGGTGGAATGCTTCCGATTCCAATTGGCCCCGTTGGTTGATAGCCAGGAGTATTTGAACGACGTGCCGTCTCAATTAAGGGGCGTCTTTTTAAAATGCCTTCACCAGTCTCATACAATCCCTGTACTCCATTCCAAGCTTCTGCCGCTGCACTTGGCAACGCTGCCGCTTCAGTTAAAAAGTTTATTTTTCCTGTTAAACTTCCAATTTCACCAATGTTTGTGATGTTAGCTGCCGAAGCTTTTCTGCTTGCTAGCCAAGCTGCATTTTTAATGTTAGAAAGTAAATCAGCCATTAGCGATAAGCCTCATGAAGATAGATACGTGAACCAACAGCGGTGTCAGCAGGGCCTGGCAACGCTTGAATAAACTCGGCACCTGAGCGTTCGTAGCGATACCGAGCTTGGTATTCGTCTTTGTAGTTAGGTACAAAAAGAATACCGGCTAGGCGATTTGTCTCATAGAGATAAATCTGATTCCAAACCTTAAGTGCTTCTGATGCATTACTGGAGCGAATCGTGCGATCTACGTCACCAAGAATGCTTTCCAGGCGAGTGCTGGGATTAGAAGCAACCTCAGTTTTCTTCTCAGCTGTATCACAACGACCTAGTTGAATAATCAACTTGTCGTAAAAATACGAGTCCGGAATTGTGTTCAGGGATTCTTCCAGGCGTGCATAGTCACCTGCCGGCACTGAGACCGTGAAGTATCCGAGATGGTATCGGACCCTGCTTTTATCGTACTCAGCTAGCTGCACTAATTTAATACGTTATTTTTTAATTATAAGAGCTTAAGCCTAACCCCAGATAGCGTTTATGTATTCTTGCGGCAGGCCACTAGTGTCAGTAACACCTTGTAACATGTTGGTGCCACCGCCCATGAGGCTTGCAAGAAGTTGATCCTTGAGAGATTCAGATGCAGTCTTGGTGCGTGCCTGTGGTTGTATTGCAGCCTGATATTGTGTTCCTTTCATAAAGGCTTCCAGAATATCGTTGGTGCGTTGCTGCGACTGTTCGTAAGTTGGTGATTGAGATGAAGTTGTTGAACCTGTTGCAGAAACAATAGAGGCCGGTTGACCTAATCTAGACATGTGCCCAAAACCTAATTCGTACTTATTATCTCCTGTTACAAAAGTACCTAAGTTGCCAAATCCAGAACTGCCTGGCTTAGGCGTATATGTACCAGCGCCTTGATAAGAAAGTTTAGTTGCCGCAGGTAAAGCCAAGTCTTCCCCTTGGTGAAAGGAGCTGGCTCCTGCTGTGGGCGCAACGCGCGCACCAAATCCCGATGTGATTGTAATACCCGATTGAGGATTGACTACAATTTTGCCACTTGCATCTTTAACAAATGCAGGAATTTCTTGTTGGCCAACACGCAAGCCAAGCAACGGACTGCGAATTGTGCGTGGATCCAGATATTGCCCAGTAGCTCGATCTTTTACATATAGATGCGCATGGGGACCAGTAGCAGTACCACTCTGGCCTACATCTCCAAAATCAAATTTGGCTGCCATATTTTTGGTTCGATCTTTTTATTTTAAGACAAAAAAACCCCGTCAAAATCAACGGGGTTAAACGTAAGTCAAACTCTTACTAAGTTTGCAGAAAAGACTGAATCCCAATCCACCCGACGAATTTGCTTTAACTGCTCCAGGTTGTTAAACCTTTCACCTGACAGGCTCATCTGCAAGTCTTTAATTTCCCGAGCAGTCTTAAGGCCAATTCCTTTGATGTGGTCCGCAATCATTTGTGCAGTAGCACTGTTGATATTAAGACGGGTATCGGGAGGAAACTTGCGGGGCTCTTCTGCGGATGCTTTGTCTTTTACCTGAAGAGTCTTAACCTTTTTAGTGGCTTCTTCGTCAGGTAAAAGCTCAGATTTATAAGCGGTAAAAAGGCGACCATCTTGGTCTTCAACCATGAACCAGTCGCCATTATCAAACTCGCTTACAATCTTGACGCGTGCGCCGTTCTTCTTGTGTTGGTAAAGCATGGATACCAGAGGGTGTCTGGTATCCACTTTAACCTAATTAGCTGACGGTGCGGTTGTTGACGTAAGAATCAATATCCTCGTAACCGGGGGCGTCATCCGGACGGATGTAGCACACTTCGACAACTAGGTAGCCAACGCGACCAGCGTTTGCATCAGCATCAGAGATGTAGATGCCACCAGAGACGGAGGTGTCATTAGCGGCGCCTTTAGCAAGCACACCAAGAGTAGTGGAAGCAGTGACGGAATAATAAGAAACAGTACCAGAGCCAACACCTGAGATGGCGGGAACGCCAGTGCTAGTGATGAAGGGGTTGGTACCAAAACCTTGCGTACCGCCAGCGAAGTAAATCTTGCTGGAAGCATCACCGGAGACCGTAGAGGTCATGTTGGCTTGGATCACACCTTCAGCAACACCAGAGAAAGCAACGCCAGTGACGGCAGTTGCAGTACCAGTGTTACGGCCAAAGGAGATGATGTTACCGGTAGCAGCATACACGCCGGAAGCGGTGCGGCCATCGCCCCAGCCGGAAGCCACGGAGATCGCAGTGCGATACACATAAGAAGGCAGTGTGGAGCTACCAGAGATCACCATGCCAGTGATGTCGGTACGAGTGTCGTCCTGCCGATAAGGGGAAGGAACGATCACGCTCATATACTGGCCGCTAGTGGTAGCACTACCCGAAGCCCAGGTCACGGGCACATAGCCACGTTGCTGGAAGTAGCGGTAACCAGGAACAGCTAGTACAGAGGTGGGGCCACCCTTGGAAGAATCGTTGGTACCATCGGCTGGGTTGGCGTCAATGTTTTTGTACCAACCGTTGAGGGGATTATTCCAGTTACCTGGATAAATCTTTTTAGCGGACAAGTAAGTCATTTATCTCTCCTGAGAATAAGTTATAGGTTATTTGATAACGCCGTCATCAGAGACGAAGCTAAACGCATTAGTAATGAAATCTTTGTTAAGAATTTCAAAGCCAGCGTACAGCTGCCAAATCAAGATGATAAAGCGGCTAAAGTCATCATTGTTGTTGATGAGCACCTGGGCATTTGGACCACCAATGCCGACGCCAACTGCCTGAGGGCCAAAGAAGTAACCTTGGGAAACTTCTTGGGTGCTGTAGTTGGAGCCGCCATCAAAGGAAGCGCTAAGGGTCTTGGTCGGGAAGTTGGTCGACTCGAAGAACTTAACACCTTCAAATTGCACGCCAGTAGGCATGACGGGTTCGCCAGCAAGGAAATAACCTTGGCCAGCTTGGGGACCCATGTAGAAGCTGGAGTTGTTGGGCATACCGGGGTTGCCCATGTACATCCCTTGGCCAGGGTTGCCAGCGTAACGAGCAATCTCACGGAAGTCGGAGTCACGACGCAGGTGCATCATGAACGTAGGATCGCAGATGCAACGATACAGACCATCGGAATAGGTCGGCACGTTACGCTTACGTAGATCCTTGACAACGTTCAGCAAGTCGGTACGAACTTGGAACTGCTGGACCTGAGCGGTGTACTCAGTGGAGGTATAAGAAATACGACCAGAGGAATCTTTGGTTTTACCACCAGCAAAGTAGTAACCACCTTGGGTAGTATCGGCTTTGCCGTTAGCTTCGGCTTTGGCCAGTTCGTCAATGAAGACGCGGTCACGCCAGCGGCGATAGTCATCAAGCAGCGTCAGGCTACCGATGGACTGGTGGAACATGTTGAGGTTGCCAGTGTCCAGCAGCATGCGCTGGGCAGTGATCAGGGTCTCACGGGCAATCTTAAAGGTTGAAGGCTGGGTCGGATCGCCGGGGTCTGCAGGACCGGTGTATTCCTTAAGCACCACCAGGACTTTCTCCTTGGTGATGTTACGGGCGTTGGCGGTACCAATGGTTTGGTCGGCAATACGCTCACGGCTGTCCTTGGTACCAGGAGTACCCCAGAACTTGTAGCGGTCTAACTGAACGGTTTGGCCGGGCTGGCGAGTGAAGTCGTGGACAACCACGGGCTCAACTGCCATTTCCGCGATGTATGCAGGGTGGGGACGATAGAGTTCCGCACCAAGAATCTTAGGGAAATCGTTATCAAGAAACACTTTGTTTTATCCTCCAGTGTCGCAGGACTGTAGTTTGTCAGGTGAAAGATTCAGACATAACAATGTCTTATCTACTTTAAATTTTAGCAGCCAATAATTTTACTTATTGGCCACCAAAATTATTTACTTAATCACTCCATTACAAACAATTTGTTTGCAACAACACCAGGTTGAGCTTGATTCAAAACACGCCAGGCATTCTGGGGATCACGCGCCATGATTTCATTGAAACCACCCCAGAAGTTTTCAGGTTGCTGAGGAGCATCAGCTGAAGGGGGAGCAGGGAAATTACCGATGTTAGCCATGGCAGGCTGAGTCGGATAACCAGGACGCTCAAGTTCCGCCGTGCTTTCGTACACGGGATACGGACCTTCGGGACCAAAGAACCGCAGCGTGTAATCGCTAAGGGTATCGGGGTTGGTCAGAATCTCGTTGTAGGCCAGGTTCTCCTGGTGCTCATTAACCGCAAAGTTGGCATAACCACCCAGGGTAGCAGTAGCCTCGTTGCCCCAGGCAACAGCACTATCTAACATGCCTTCAAGTTGAAGGGCGTAGTTATTTAGTACGGCGGGCGCTTCGATTCCGAATGCGTCCATTACTTGGCGGCTTTCCTGCCCCATCCCCACCAGGTCCGCGATTTGCTCCAAGGAAGGAGCTGACGAGGTTTGGGAATAGTTGGGCGATAAGCCCTGGCTGGGATACGAGGTCTGCATCCCCAATTGCGCCGAAGCTTGGGGGCTGCTGGGCACCCCATAGTTGGCCGGGGCGTACTGAGTCGTCGGTGTCGACGGTTGACCCTGGAAGGGGGATTGGACTGGAGCGCTCAGTAGGTTGACCACCTTGTTGAACGCCGACTCCCAAGGACTGCTGACCGGTGCTTCCTGAGAGGGCACCGAGTAGTTCGGTTGGGATTGGGGGGCGTACTGAGTAGGGGCGTATTGGTAGTTGGGGGTCGCCTGAGGTACCGCTTGGGGGTAACTCGTACCCACCTGATACGCCTGAGGCGCCGGCGCTTGCTGATAGCTGGGAGCCACCGCTTGCGTCGGGGTCGGAGCCGCCATCACGTAGCTGCTTGGTGCTACTGACGGTGCTTGGCTCGTCTGTGGGATCGATTGGACGGTAGCGTCCTGCATAGCTCATCTCCTTTTGTAATGCTTCTAAGGTTCGATACAGATACGGTGTTAGATCCAGCCTTGGATCCGCAGCCATCGGAAGATCCGGTGACTCCGGGTGGGGGGTCTGCATCATTCCACCCACCAGGCGAGCAAA